AAACTATTATTGTCTACATCAAGATCATAGTTTAGTGTTGTAGCATTCAATAATTTAGAAAACACATAGCTATGTTGGGATCCTAGAGTTGCCAGTGTAGATGCCAATGGTTTAGTCACAACAAGAGTTGGCACTAAGTGAGCAACTTCTTGTGTAGATGCTAGAGGTTTAGATACATCAAGTGTTGGAATTGCAGATGCAATATCTTGAGTAGATGCCAATCTCTTACCAAACAGATAAACGACACTTGTTGTGCTTGCAATAGCGGTATTATTATCTACATCTAAATTATAATTTAGCGTTTCATCATTAAGCAACTTGCCAAAGTTTTTAGCGGCAGTACTACCAAGTGTAGATAATGTAGATACTAGTGGTTTAGATACATCAAGAGTTGGCACTTCATGTGTTATACTAACAATACTAAGGAGTAGTTTACCAAGTATCTTAAAGTCAATATTGTCAGATATAAACGCAATATCTGGAAACTGTAGACGAATAACGGAAATAACTGTTTCGATGTCCAGAATAAAGTCATTCTGAAGTGTGAACTCACCGAACAATTTTCTACCAACTGGATGCAAAAATTGCAGCACAGCATTTTTATATGTTTCTAATTTCTCGTCAACTTTAATAACATATGAGAAATCCTGATAGTAATAGCCATCTTGAATATAAGATAATCCAGAAATGAAACTATCTGGTTTAGAATAGTATCCAGGATAAACAGCAACAGCACCAAGTGTGACGTATAACACTGCAGAATCATCATCAATTACAGTTCTACCATTACTGTAGAACTGTGTTTTAACTTCACCTACATAGTTACCTTCACCGAAGAATGGGTTATCTTGAACTTCTTCTGTTGTTGTAGTAATGGCATTTTGTATACCATTAATTAAGTATGAGTTGACGAATAGTTCTCCACCATCAACGATAATATCATTAGTTGCACTATCTACAATAAGATTAATAGTCTTAGCTATAGTATCATCGCCTCGAGCAACAATAATCATTCCATTTGAGAATGTCCAAGTATGATACCCACGAAACTGGTTATAATCTCCTGTCGTTGGCGTTCTTGTATATGCTCCAGTTAAAGTAGTACTATCTTTAGTTATTGTTAATGTGTTGGCAGTGCCACCAAGAGTATAATTTCCATCTGGAACACCAACAACAGTTGGCACTAATACATCTGTTACCAGAGTTGTTGCATTTAATTCAGATTCGTAAAAGAAATATGTTTGTCTGTTGATGAAACCAGAATCAATCAAACCAGACATAGTATCAATATACCCAGAACTACCTGTTGAAACACCACCAACAGAAGTTACAGGGATAGAATATGTTGAACCAGCAATTTTCTTGGTAGATAATGTATAATAGAAATTACTCTCATACCCAGTTCCAAAATTAATCTTTTGAATTTCAGCAACGGCACCACCAGATGTAATTTTTGATACTTTAATAATTGACCCTGTACCAATATTTGTATCAATGGTGAAAATTTGACCAACTTTAAATCCACGACCTGGCTGTGTAACTTTAATACCAGTTGTAGTTGGAAGAATTACTGCTCTAAAACCATTATATGTTATAGTATTACCAACTGAAATTTTACCAAAGTAATTTCTAGAGAAGAAAATCTCATATAGTTTATTAGCTTCGTTAATAACATTAATACGATCTACGTGAATTCTAACTTTCTTGGTAGAAGTATTGACAGTGACAAATTTGTGTAATAGAGTAGCTGCGTTACCGCTAGTTACTCTAACGAAAATAGAATGGTCTTGCTCCCACTTACCGTCAGAAACCTTTAGTATTGAATCTTTTGGATATTGAACAAGAACGTCTTTGTTGAATAGCAGTCTAAACAACAACTCAAAAGATTCTTCGCTACCACGAGAAGCAAAATGTTGTTTTAATTTTGGAAGATATATCTTAGTTTTAGCATCACTATACGTAGGAGATGCATATGCAAGTTCAGTTTTTAATTGGGTTATGAACGTATCTAGAGTTGTATCAATATCTCTAAACTGTTCAATGTTTTTGTTTATCTTCTGTGTTTCCAGGAATCTGTAATATGCCTGCAGAAATGCCACGAATGTGGGGTATTCGTCCGAGACTACTTTCGGAACCTGACCTGGAACAATGTCAGATAATTTATTATATTTCATTATGAACGACTAGAAGTAAATACGTATGCGTTACCACCACGGGCAGCGCCTGAAGAAATTGGATCAACGATTACATTAACACTAACTTGTGATAGAGGAATTCTAACAATCTGATTTCTAACTGAAACAACGTCATTTGACTGTGGTTTAACAATAACTTCGAATGCATCTGTCGCTAGCGCTGTAATATGCAAACCTTTAATTGTGATAAGTCCAGTTGTATAGTTAACTGTTCCCATTGTTGTATTAACAATGATATCATCGGAACCAGATTTATAGAACATAACTAAGTTTCCAGTGCCATCGTCTTTTAGATAGTAAACATCTAAACTGTTTGGAATATAAAAACCTGTTGTCGTAAAGGATTCTTCTGCTACACCTGAGTAATAAATTGGGTTACCCAAGTTAACAGTATAAGAAGCAGTGGTGTCAAACGCTGGTATAATTTCTCTTCTAAGAATAATAGTTGTTATGTTATTCTGAATACTTTTCTCTGAAGCGTCAATGAGTCTGCTTAGTTTGGAATATCTAAACATACCATCAAATTTTAACAAGTCAGTTATGTTATAGTTATTTATTGTATTGGTCACCAAAGTTTTTAACGCAGCAATACCAAGGTTTGTTTCCTTTGGGTTATAATAAATCGTGCAGTCAAGGTGAATATTAATATATTCTGGATCAACCAATTCTGGAATGGCAGTTACCATTGTCTTTGGTTTTAAAATATTGTTGATGATAAAACTCTTAGATGGCGTATCAAGATAATCATCATCTTTTGGTTTTATTGACAAATATACTTTACCATAAACTGGCGGGATAGCTTCTTCACCACCCCATACGTTGACAGTTTGAGCATTTGGGTAATATCTATATACTAAACTCTTATAATCTTCTTCTGTTACTGCTCTATTTTGCATAGAGTATGCGCGAGGAGCATTAAATTTTATACTGGTAATTGACTCTGGCTGCGAACCACCCATTGCTTTAGCAACAGTTTTAACTGATACCGTACCAAACCCAGAATTTAAATCTGGGTTGAAGTATGATGCATTGTTTGCGGCATCCCCATTTGTTGTTAGGTATGTTAGGGTTACTACGTTACCATTCTGAATCTTTTTACCAAGAGAACCATCGCCAAAATAGATTTCGTACAATCCATCTTCTTGTTCTTTTAAGAAAAATACTGCACTGTTTCCAGTCAATGAAATAATATCATCGGCTAATGTGTATTTAATTGCATTACCAGTTCCAGTGCTATCGTTAACATATACCTTTAATGTAGATGTATCGCAATTTTTATTGGAGATTTTAACTTTAACAGTTGGCTCAACGATATATTTTTCAGTTTGGAACGTACCCTCTTTAATAGATACGTTTCTGAATACGAAACTACTGGTTGCAGCTGTGTACTCTGTGACAAGTTCTTCTGTTGTCATAAAGGTATATGAAGTACCATCTACTTGAGTAGTGAATTTGAATTTTGCGGGTAGAACTAAAAGATTATCTGGAGTAGTAACACCTTTGATTGTAACATTAACTGTGGCAGTTGGTGCTCTTGACGAAGCTGGTGTATAACCTAGCATCTTAGCAATGGAAACTACGCTATCACGTTTGCTGGCGGAATCAAGAAACATCTCATTGATTGCCATGTTATTGTATAGAGCATTATAATGTGTATTGTACGCTAGAGTGTCCAATAGAATAGAAAGACCAGAACCATCAAAGTTATAGTCTTTGAATTGAGTTTGACCTTTTAGAAAATTCTTAAGGTTTGTTTTGATTTCATCAAAGTTTAGTGCATCAACTTTGATTCTTCTGCTTGTATCTGCCATTATCGGGTTCTCTCTAGAATTATGTCAAACACTTGTAGAGCGCTTGTGTTTAATACTCTGTAGTATATTTTAATGTCAACTGAATTCAGTTCTTCTCTTAATGCAATTTGCACTGCATCAACGTCTATTCTTGGTTCAAAATTAGCCAATACCTGTTCCACATG